AGTAGCGAATAGAATTTTTAATGTGTATGGAATAAAAACTGTAACAAACCTAGATACAACTACTTTAGTAAGTGGAAGCAAACTTACCTACAGTATCCCTGCTGTAGGAGATGTTGGTGGCTTCTTTGCTAGATCTAAAAACAGAAACCTTTTATACCTAAGTGTAGCCGGTTTAAATCTTTCAACCATATTGAATGGAACGATCAGTAACTCCATAGAGTGGAGTAATTCAATAAAAACTGCTCTGAGAACAAACAGAGTAAACTTCTTTGTAAATCCAACGGCTTTACCACAATTTTTAGGTGCTGATTTAACAGGTGCAACAGCAAATTCCACAATTGTCCAAGAAGATAGAATTGGCGTTTCAAAACTTAAATCAGCAATCAACAACGATCTGACTACAATTGGATTGAAATATCTTTTCCAACCAAATGATGCTACGACAAGATCGCATGTAACATCTGAAATTAAAACTGCTATAAGCAAATATTCACAATTTATATTTACACAAAATACACAAATAATTTGTGATAGCACTAATAACACAGATCAAAGCAGCGTACTGGTTATGACTGTAGTTGTTCAACCAATACTCAGTTTGGATAGTTTTGAAGTAACAGTAACCGTCTCACAATAATGGCAAATACAAACTCAATAATTAATTTTAAGAATGGGTTTAATGGCGGTACAAGAGCCAACAGATTTATCGTTGTTCCAGAATGGCCTAGTAAAGTGCCCCATACACAGAATGATGCTTCATTCAAAATGGTTTCTGCTTCGTTGCCTGCTGTTCAAATAAACACAATTATAGTTCCATATAGAGGAAGAAATGTAACTTTTCCAGGTGATCGTCAATATAGTACTTGGGCTGTTGGTATGTATGATGACAACAACTCCACAAATTTGTGGAAGTCAATGCAGACTTGGACTGAATTGATGGATGGTAGCATAAACCATACTGTTGATAATGATGATTATTCTTTTACCAAGTTGCAAACAACTTGGTTGGTAAAACAATTAGATTCAAACGGAAACATTTTAAAGACAATTACATTATATAAATGTTGGCCATCTGTTGTCGGTGAAATAAATTTGAGCATGACTGAGTTGGGATTTGTTGGATTCAGCACAACCCTTACTTTTGATTATATCAAAATTCAAGATAACTATAATAGTTAATTACCATGCTTAATGATTTCAAGAACAATTTCTTTGGTGGAACAAGAGCCAATAGATTTAGAATTACAGGAACTTTTCCCACCGGAGGTCAATTTACTGACTTTCATGTAAGAGCAGCAACAATTCCAAACACAGCATCCAAAACAATTTCATATGATTATTTTGGAAGAAAATTTCATTATCCCGGTGAACGTGATTATGGAACTTGGTCTTTTACTGCATGGGATGATACGGGAAGCAATAATATCTGGGGACAGTTGCAGAAATGGCATGATAATATAAACAATCATGATACAAATATTAGCAATTTGGATGCCAGAAACTATAAAGCAGACAATTGGAAAATACAACATTTAGATCTAAATGGAAATGTAGACCCATTAAAAGAATTTGTTTTACATGGTTGTTGGCCGGCTGGAATTCAACAAATAACCCTAAATATGGGTAATCCAAATACGTTAAATAGTTTTAACGTTATTGTGGTTTTTGATTATGTCGAAATAACGAATATTACTAAACGATAAGGTGAAAAATGGAATTAGATTTATTTGGATTTCAATTTGGAAAGAAAAAAACCGAGAAGGTAAATCAACAGGAAGTTTCGGTACAAGCATTTACCGCTCCTGAAGTTTATGATGGTACAATTACCATCGAGGCAGGTGGTTTCTTTGGAACTGCGCTAGATTATGGCGCAATGATGCGTGATGAAACGCAATCAATCATTCAATACAGAAATATGTCTGTATATCCCGAACTTGATAATGCAATCGATGAGATTGTCAACGCAGCAATCGTACCGGGAACAGACCATAAGCCAGTAAAATTGGATTTATCTAATTGTCCAGTTTCAGATAATATCAAAACAAAAATATACAAAGAGTTTGAAACCATTTTGCATTTATTGGATTTCAATCACAAATCATATGAAATTTTTAGACGTTGGTACATAGATTCTAAAATTTATTATAACATAGTAATAAATAAAGATCTTCCAAGTGAAGGAATTCAAGATATCATTCCAATTGATCCTCTCAAGATCAAAAAGGTAAGAAAAGTAAATAAAGAACACAATAAGGGCAACAGCAATCAAGTGTTGCAAGTTGTAAAAGACATAGAAGAATACTATGTTTATACAAATACCGATAAAGAATCATATGTAATGACTGGACCTCAGGGTCTCCATCTATCTTTGGATAGCGTTGTATATGTCCCCTCGGGATTGGTAGATTTAAATAGCAAAAGAGTTTTAGGATATTTGCACAAAGCCATTCGTCCACTAAACATGTTGAGACAGATGGAAGATGCTTTGTTGGTTTATAGAATTGCTCGTGCACCAGAACGCCGCGTATTTTACGTTGATGTTGGCCAATTACCAAAACAAAAAGCCGAACAATATATGCGTGATATGATGAGCAGATTCCGCACAAAACTCACATATAACCAAGATACAGGTGAAGTTCGTGATGAACGAAAATATCTTTCAGTTTTGGAAGATTATTGGTTGCCTCGCCGTGAAGGTTCAAGAGGAACCGAAATCACAACCTTACCCGGCGCACAATCTCTTTCGCAAATTGAAGATGCGGAATATTTCAAGAAAAAATTATATGGAAGTTTGAATGTTCCATTGAGTCGTTTGCAACCAGAAACAAATGGTTTCAATATGGGACGGTCAACAGAAATAACAAGAGAAGAAATTAAATTCTATAAATTCATTGACAGATTGAGATATCAATTTTCCAGACTTTTCTTGGATGCTTTGCGCGTTCAGTTGTTGTTGAAAGGCGTGATGACCGATGAAGACTGGATCCATCTCAGATCAGATATCAAGTTTGTATTCAATACAGACAATTATTTCTGGGATTTGAAAGAATCTGAAATTTTGGCTGAACGCCTAAAGATGCTTGGTTATGTAGAACCATACATCGGTAAATATTTTTCAACTGAATATGTTAAGAAAAATATTCTCAAATATCCACCAGAAGACTTGCAAGAACTTGAAAAACAAATGGCTACTGATCGTCAACGAATTGCACAAGAGCAGGCTGCTGCGGCGGCGCAACAGGCTGCACAAGCAGGTCAAGGTGGCCAACAACAAACAGGTTAATCATGAAATATATCACAGAAGTATTGCTAAAACATGGAATAAAAGGATTATTGTCTGAAAATGGAGAATTTTTCAAACAAAATATAACCCAAGCATTGGCAATCAAACTAGATGAAACTGTGAAGGAAACCAGATTAGAAATCAATAAGAAACTATTGTTTAGAGAACAATATACACAAGATACCCCAGAGGTAGCGGATTTCATCAATTTTATAAAAACATTTAATCCGGGAACTTATACCTTTAAAAATGGATCTAATATAAATATTACAGAATCTGAGATAAAGTTATTGACAAAATTGTTTGAATCTTTAAATCCAACAAATAGACAGAAAATGGTTTCCGAGATTCTAACAGATGGCGGCATATTTAAGGAACACATCTCATTCTCAAAGAAAGTAACGAATTTACTATGAAAAATAACATCCGTCAAATGATTAAGCAAGTAATCGAAGAAAACGCCGTCAACTTCAAGGATAACACCTCCAAAGTTCTATACGGAAAAGTTGCACAACGTCTTCAAGAACAATACAAGACTGTTGCCAGTTCCATTATGTCCAAGAAAGAACAAAAATGAAGCTGATCACTGAGTTAACAGAAGATATAAAGTACATCAAAGAGAATGTCGGCAACGGTGAAAAAGCATATTTCATCGAAGGTGTCTTTATGCAAGCCAGCGTAAAGAACCGCAACGGAAGAGTATATCCTCAAGGTATTCTTATAAATGAATGCAAAAGATATATCAGAGAGTATGTTGATAAAGGTCGCGCTCTTGGTGAATTGAACCATCCAACTGGACCGACAGTTAATCTTGATCGTGTTTCTCACATTATCAAAGAACTACATGAAGACGGTAACACCATTTTTGGTAAAGCCAAAATTATGGATACACCAATGGGTAAAATTGTAAAAAACCTTATTGAAGAAGGTGCACAATTAGGAGTATCTACCCGTGGTATGGGTTCACTGAAATCCAAGAATGGTTATCAAGAAGTTCAAGAAGACTTCATGCTTGCTGCCGTAGATATCGTTGCAGATCCATCTGCTCCAAATGCATTCGTAAACGGAATAATGGAAGGTAGAGAATGGATGTTCGTAGAAGGAACATGGCAAGAACGTGAAGCAGAAGCAGCCAGAAGACTTATACACAATTCTTCAAAAAGAGATCTCAACAAGAATATCGTTAAAGTATTTAACGATTACTTCAGAAAAATTTGATAAATCAGATGCTACTTCCACACACAAAAAATTACTTGATTGAATCTTTGAATAAACATTCAACTTCGGATGTTAATTCGGAATTCTATAAAGAAGTTGTTGGATTGATGGAAGCGGGTGGTGGTGCTGGAACCGGAATGGATGCAAGTAATCCATCAAAAAAGAAAAAACCAAATGAAGAGGAATCTCCAATAGAAACCGATCCAACCAGTTATGCGGCTATGTACGCAGCCGGAAAGGGTTTGGGGGCTTTGGCTGATACTGTAGATTCTCTTGGTGTGGCCGGAAATTTGGCAGGGTATGCTGGTGCAAAACTTTTAAAACATATTCCCGGAATTGAAAATGTTCCTATTTTAGGTGATGCTGCCAAACTAGTTGCTTCTGGTGCCGTAACTCCATTCCCCAATTTGATGGGGGCCGCTTTAAGAAATTTGTCTGATGTCTCTGGAGCCAATTGGTTCGATGCAAACTTTAAAAATATTGGACATGCTCAAAATGCTTTGGCTGCACAGGGTGCTGGTAAGCCATTTACACCATTGATTGTTCCTCAGAGAGAAGAACCAAATCCAACTGATTTTAGTTTGCAAAGCAAACAAAACAGAGCAATACAAGCAGCCAAAAATGCAGAAAGAGCAAAGAGATATCGTAGCATGGGCTACAATATTCCTTAATTTTAAAAACTACTAAATATTTTACAAGGATTCCTTTAATATGAAAAATACAAAAAAGAATATGATTTCAGAGACCCAACAAATGGGCGGACAACTAAAATCCCCAGTTGATGCAACTGGAAAGGGTGTTTATGACATGACTGGTAAAACGTCATTCATTCCAGCCCCATACGATACAACTCAAGTTCCAAGTGTACAATCTTCTCTTAATGCACAAGGAGTTCCAGTGACACAAAGAACTGCTCCGGGTGCAGCAGCAACATCTGCATATAAAGATACTGCCGAGGGTGAAGGTGTAGACCAAGCAACTTTACACAATGCCGCTGAAGGTGGCGAAGCAGAAGAACATGAAGAAGAATTAGAAGAAGCCCGAGAAGAATTTAGAAACGCTCTAGTTTCTCTTCTAGGTGAAAATGTAGACCCTTCTTTGGTCAGCCAACTAGAAGCCATCTTTGAGGCTGCTGTTACTGATCGTGTAAATAATACTGTTGCAACAATCGTAGAAGGCGTTGATTCCAACGTCAAGACCTATCTCGACAATGTTACCGAATCTTTGGTAGAAAAGGTTGATGACTATCTAGACTATGTTGTCGAAGAATGGATGACCGACAATGCAGTAGCAGTCGAACAAGGAATCAAGACTCAAATCGCTGAAAACTTCATCAGCGGATTGAAGAACCTTTTTGAGAATCACTACATTGATGTTCCTGCAGAGAAGTATAATGTTCTAGATGAACTTTATGCCCAAAACAGAGAGCTTGAAACCAAATTAAACGAATCCTTCAAGCAAAACATGGAACTTCGCAAAGAAGTTTCCTTGACAGAGTGCGCAGGCATCTTTGTAGCTGAAACACGTGATCTCGCTGATACACAAGTTTCCAAGTTGCAAAACTTGATGGAAAATGTCAATTTTGGAAGCCCCGAGGAATACCGCGAAAAACTCGTTGCTATTCGTGAAAATTACCTCAGAAACCGTCCAACTCAAACTCGCGTTGTCGAGCCCGAACAAACATTCTCACCCGTAAAACAAGTTCCAACTACCCTCGTAGAGGGATATGCTGGAGCCTTAGGTAGACTAAACAAAAAAGTCTAAAAATTCACTTTACTAAATAATTTTAACTCATTAGGAGATATAACTACAATGCAATTTCAAGACAATACGCCATATGATATTTTGACTGAGAAGTGGAATCCCGTACTAGATCACGAGGCTCTCCCTTCCATCAAAGACGATTACCGTAAGAAGGTTACTGCCGTTCTTCTCGAGAACCAAGAGCAAGCCCTTCGTCAACAACACCTCTACGAAGATATGGGTGGTAACAGCAACCTCGGTGGTCCAGCCACCTCAACCGGTTACAACACTGGCCAAGTTTCTGGTTACGATCCAGTCCTCATCTCATTGATTCGCCGTTCTATGCCAAATCTAATGGCATATGATATTTGCGGCGTTCAACCAATGACTGCCCCCACTGGTCTAATTTTCGCCATGCGTGCTAACTACGGCTTCTCTGGTGCAAATGGTTCTTATTCGAGCAATGCTTATACCGAAGCCATGTTCCAAGAGCCACAAGCCGCCTTCGGTGGTTGCGGTTGGACCTTGGGCGCATTCGGTGGAATCACTGCTGGCTGGGGTAACTCTGCTGGTTGGAACTATACATCAGGTGTAACATCTACCGCTGCACAATTGGGTGCTCTTCGCGGTATTCTCACCAACTACGGTGAAGGTATCGGTAGTGCTGCAGGTGCAGGTGGTGCAGCTTATGCATCATGGAACCAAATGAACTTCAGCATTGACCGTGTTGCAGTTCAAGCCCGTACACGCGCACTGGCCAGCAACTATACAGTTGAACTTGCTCAAGACCTCAAGGCCGTTCACGGTCTCGATGCCGAAGCAGAGTTGGCTAACCTACTTAGCACTGAAATTCTTGCCGAAATCAATCGTGAAATCGTTAAGACCATTTATTACGTTGCTAAGTCTGGTTCACAACAAAAAGATTTGGCTGGTGCAGGTAATGGTAACTATGACGTAGATCTCGACACCGATGGTCGTTGGTCTGCCGAACGTTTCCGTGGTCTTAGCTTCCAAATTGAACGTGAATGCAATGCAATCGCCAAGGAAACTCGTCGTGGTAAGGGTAACTTCATCATCTGCGATAGCGATACCGCAGCAGCCCTCGCCATGTCTGGTTTCATGAGTCTCAGCCCAGCAATTGCTCCACAATTGAACGCTGATGATACTCAAAG